CAGTGGATGAAATGATCCAAAAGATGTCTGAATCTCATGAAATGCAGCTAGAAATGATGTACCATTTCCTCTATAACTCCGGTTTAGTGAAACATTTGAAGGCAAAAGACTGGGATGCCTTCGCTAAAGGATATAATGGTCCTGGTTACAAAGACAATAACTACGACCAAAAACTAAGAAATACCTACGAAAACTTCAAAGATAAATTATGAAAGTAATATACAACAACATTATACCTTTCAAGGGATACAAAGCCATCAACCTTTTTGGTTTAGTGTTTGTAAGAAAGGGGGCTAAGTTTACTGAGGTAGATTATAACCATGAACATATACATTCAAAGCAAATGGCTGAGATGTTATGGATATTTTTCTACCTTTGGTATGGAATCGAGTACTTAATCATACTTTGTTTTGCTAAAGGGAACAAGCAGAATGAAAGGTATCATGATGTAAGTTTTGAGGAAGAAGCTCATAATAATGATTCGAACCTGGATTATATTTCAACTAGGAAGCATTATGCTTGGTTCAAATACATAAAATTGAGAAGTTACAAGAAATGAAAGACTTAAAAGTACTGGGAGTATGTGGGATTTACGATCCATATTTCTTCTTAATTTTAAATACCATACATCTCCCAGTACTAAATTTTTTAGCAATCTCATTAGCAGTATAATCGGGATGACGTAACATAAATCTATATATTCTATACTTCTTTCTATCAGAAAAAGCATTCCAACCAGAATTAAAATGGAATCTACCATCTCTAATACATTGTTGAGCATTTTCTTTTGGAGTTCTCCAGTATAGATTTTTATAATGATTATTTAGAGGATTGTTATCTTTATGACATACATACGGTTTGTTTTCTGGATTTGGAATCCAAGCTAATGCTACTAACCTCTGAATTCTTACTTTAACTCTATGATTGTCTTTCCAAAGATTTACTTTAGGTCTACCATCACTACAAACTTTGATACGTAGTTTATACCAATCCGACCCTTTGTTCTTTTGGTAAATCTTGCCTTTACTACTAATGAATGAGTTCTTTCGATATACTTCAGTACCATCTTCATTAATATAATAAGATGGGTAATACGGTAATAGGTTTTCTTTCATAAATTTAAATTAAAATGAAAATAAAGAATATTTTAGGAGTTTGTGCAGGCGGCGCCGCCTTACTATTCCCATTTAAAAATAGTACTAAGTATAACATATTAGGAAATATTGAACCAAGATCGGTTTTTCACACAAAATCTGAAAGCCAGTGGAAGGCTAATTTCAAGGGTATACCTTTCTTAAAAGGGTATGAATTACCCGAAGATTGGCATCCAGATATCATATTATCTAGCCCAGATTGCGGTAGTTGCTCAGTTATGAGATTATCTAAATCTAAGGCTCTTGGAGACCCTAAAAGTAATAAAAGTATACAACTAGTATTCCAAGCAATTCAATATTACGAACCCGCTCTCTTTCTTATAGAAAACCTACCAAGATTGCTATCTCTCATTTCTAAAGAAATGTTAACGGACTTCTTTAAGAACTATAAACTTATTTTTCACGAAAGAAGCGTTTCTGACTTCGGAAACTCCCAAGTATCAAGAAAAAGATTAGTAATCATTGGAGTTCATTTAGACAAGGGAAAAGAGTATTTGGATTCCTTTAATGAAGTATTCCAAGTAAATACTCCAAAACTTACTAGAAATTTACTAGTACAAGCCCCACAGGAAGCTTTAATTCCCTTCTCTGATAAAGTTTTAGCCATGTATGATTATCGGAAATTACCTGAAAAGAAAAATCTTACAGTCAGACAAGTAAGACAACTTTGGACCCATGATTTCAAGGATGAAAAGAAATGGCCAATTAAAACTGCTAAGATGAGTACTCTCCCGGGAGTATATCGATTAGAAGATGATAAACCACCCTTAACACTTAGACCTTCTGATAGACAATTTAGACCAGATGGGTATCCTTTGGGTATTTATGATTTCAAGGCAATTATGGGATTCCCTGAAAATTACCGAGTATTTATTCGGGGATTTGCAACTTGGGACCCTAAGACTTATCACTACTGGTTAAATAAGGCTAGGTATACCTTGAGTAAGGGGTCGGTATATGAAGTGGGGTTATGGTTTAAGGCCTGTATATAATTTACTTGTATATATTTAAGTGGCCTAATGGTTTAAGGCCTATATATAATTTACTTGTATATATTTAAGTGGCCTAATACGCTAATACGCTAATACCCTCCTAATTCCTATCTTAACTTACCTATTAGGATATTCCTTCCTTCGGAAGGAAAGTATCTTTAGCTAAAGCTAAAGCTACTGTGCGCACGACGCGTTAAATAATATTATAAAAGAATATTATAAAAGAAGCCATACTCTTCGAGGTACCAAGTTTACTATGGAACATAAACAAACCTAAAACTCAAGAAATATGGAAAATTTGAAATTAACTCCTGAAGAACAAAGAATACTTAAGTTGAATGGAATTCTTCCACAATCAATTGCTAAGCTGGTTAAGTCTAAAGTTATACGATTAGCTTTCAAGTTAGGCAGTAGAATCTCAATGAGAGAATCTGAGAAATGTTATTTCATTGGAATCACTTTACCAAAATCTGAAAGCTTAGATCTGGAGTTATTTGAAGAACTGAAGAATAATGCTAATGAACTCAAAGAAATCATTCAAAAGTTTAAATTATGAAAAAGCTTAAAGTTGCCATGGTAGTCCTTTTACTAGGATTTACTATTTATCTTTGCTTCAGGAATTACAAACTGAATCAACAACTCAGTAGGTTACCTGATAAAGAGATCATTCAACATACTGATACAATTTATTTGAGGAAAGATTTCCTGCCAATTTCCTACGATAATTTACTTAACCCAAGTAGAATCCTTCTCTACAATTATCAGAATTGGGATAAACCTATTCATACCGCTAATAATCCTGATTCTATAATCTCAGAGAAGGATTCTCTTGTTCAATTAGTAATCGATAAGAATCAACTTACACTAAGTTTCCTTAATCAAAACTCAGGAATTTATTCTAGTAGGTTATTCAATATCGACACTAATAACTACAAGTATTCTTGGTATAACGGAAAACTTACCACACAAGAAATTAAATCTAGAATAAGATTAGTTCCTTATGTTTATGGTAAGTACCGACCCTTTAACAATCTATGGGATTTGGGAACAGGAATTTCAATCGAGACTAAGAGATTTAATTACAAACTGGGGATAAACAGTTTTTATTACCCAAGATATTTCTCAGGTATCAAAACTGATTTAGAACTGGTAATAACTTATAAATTTTAGATTTTATTTATGGCAAATAAGATACAGGAAACACCCACTAACCTTACAAGAGAAGAATTATCTAATCTATCTAGGGTTACAACGGATGTTTTCTTTTTCAGTCTTTTTTGTTATGTGATACATCCAGTGAGAGGAAAGGTTCGATTTGAATTATATCCGTATCAAAAAGCCGTACTATACCAATTTATACTCCAGAGATTCAATATCTTGTTAAAGTTCAGGCAAGCGGGTATTACAGAACTTATATCTATGTACTGCTTATGGCTGGCATCATATCATCCTAATAAGAAGATAAACATTATCTCCATTAAGGATACAACAGCTAAGAAGGTACTTAAGAAGATTAAGTTCATGTATAAGAATCTTCCATGGTATATGCAAACCCCGATTATTAACGGAAGAACTGGGGAATTTGGTTCTGCCTCTATGATTGAATTCGATAATGGTTCATTCATAGAATCCATCCCAACATCTTCCGAAGCCGGTCGTTCAGAATCTCTTTCTCTCCTGGTAATTGATGAGGCTGCAATCGTTCGGTGGGCTTCAGCTATTTGGGCAGCTGCCTTCCCTACGCT